TTATTGCCGGGTCATTCTGCATCACATGATATAATTTAGCCATTTTAACGCCTAATTAGAGCCATAAATTCTGCGCGAGCTTCTGGCTCGGTTCTAAAGCAACCACCAAGCTTGGCTGTAAGGGTAGAAGAGGAATGATCTTCAACACCTCGAGACTTAACGCAGTAATGAACACCTTCAATAACAACTGCAACGTCTTCGGTATTAAGGATAAAGCATAGAGCATGATATACTTGCTCGGCAATACGCTCCTGTACCTGAGGACGGCGTGAGAAGTATTCAACAATACGATTCAATTTAGACAGACCAAGTACCTTACCTTTAGGAATATAAGCAATGTGAGCTTTACCATCAATAGTAACAAAGTGATGCTCGCAGTTAGACATCATAGTAATGTCCTTCTCTACAACCATCTCATCATACCCCATTTTATTATCGATGACGGTACACTTAGGGAAGTTCTCCGGACGCAAACCCCAGAAGATTTCATTCACATACATCTTAGCTACACGCTTAGGAGTTTCTTCCAAAGAGTCATCTGTACGATCAAGACCGAGAATATCCATAATAGCACCGAAATGCTTTTCAATGCGTTTAATCTTAGACTCATCCTTGACAAGTAGCTTCTCGATATTGATCGGCGTATGAACACCTTTCGACTTAAGATACTCTTCAATCTTATAACCGAGTTCGGCGTCGCATTTATTTCGTTGTAGGCTCATTTAATTCTCCAGATTCTATTTTAATTAATGTTTCGATTTTTTTTACTAGGTCTACTAGCGGTGGTTCAGGATTCTCATCTGCTCGTTTCTTAAGGTAGGGGTAAGCCTGGAACAGAAGATGAATATACACATGCTCATAAGTAAACATCCTTGCAGCTGTCATCATGTACCCCATTCATTCTTAAAGAGAGGTACTTGCAAACGGTCACTATAACGATACCCTTTTTTCATTGCAAATTCAGCAACAGCTCTATTATTAAGAGCGTATACAGACTCAACACCACCAACAGGCATCAGATATACATGACCTCTAAATCCCGCTTCACGATATGCTGCCGCCGCTTTCTCTGCCTCATCAGCATCTTCTTGACTTGCAATAACAAACTTAAGGTAAGTATAACCGAATAATTCATATTCAGCCACTACTTCGGGCTTAATAGCCTCCTCCCACGTTTCACCAGATACAGATAGTTTAGGCGATACGGAGAAAGTTATTTGACGATCAACGTTATCAAAATGACCCCAGTTCCAGCGTTCGAGATACTCTTTAAATTTTTCATCGAGCTTCTGCGTACCATTAGTTTCAAAGGTAATCTCTTTTAATGCTTTCATCTTAGGGTGTTCGAGCAAGTCAGGGTAAGCTCTTTGCCAGCCCAGTAGAGGCTCCCCACCAGTAATTACGAGGTGTTCGTCTCTCCATTCGTTATAAGGGATGATTTCCATAATTCGATCTACAATAGCATCGGTAGTCAGCATAGGGCTTAAGTCTTTAAACTCAGGCATCCAACTTGCGTAACTATCACAACCGGTACTAACTAGAGGAAGTGCATCATACGTTTGAAACGGTGTAACCAGGCTATGTGTAGCTGCAATGCCAGCAGCTTCCATACTTAATTCACCCTTAGGCATACCAAAGCCTGCACACTTAAAGTTACACCCGAACGTACGAAGAAAGACAGAAGGTACGCCCATGTAACGACCTTCGCCTTGAATAGAATAGAATAGTTCTGCTACTTTTAGTTTAGCCATTAAACGATCTCCTCTACAATGCCAAGAATTTCAGCAACGATTAAGAGGATACCAGTAGTAATGAAACTGCCGTAGATGAGTGCAATGCCAGCTAGAATACGTAGACCGCTTTTTACAAAGCTAATCTTACGGTGGCGGTCGGGATCTGGAAGCAGATCGAAGTCGAATTGAATCATTAGATTCTCCTAGTTATTTGTTGAGGTGGAAGGGCACCTTACCCATAATGTAGTTAGATCAATTATATGATCTTTATGCTAAATCGTCAAGCATATTCGGGATATTTTCGTCCTCATCTTTCTTTTTCTTTTTCTTTACTGGTATATTCTTACGTTCTGAACTAACCGTATCAGATTGTTGTCTAACCATTTCAAGTAAAGAATTTGCAAAACTCTCATTATCTTCCGAATGTGCAATCAGCTGATCGATATCAATATTCTCGATCATCTTATATTTAGTCGCTTGCTGTTTCTTTTCTTTCTGAATTCGGCGAATAAAGGCAAAAAAGATAATCTGGGTATAGTAAGCAAAGGGATTGGCTGAACGAGTAGGATCAAACTTTTCTACAGCAGTAAGACAGTTCTCAATGCCGTCAGAAATCATATCATCTTTGTATGAATAATTAATGAAGTTAGATTTATAAGAAAGGTGAGTTGCAATCTTTAAGAAACACTCTCCCAGGTACTCACTTACGCGAGGTTTCTCAGTACCTGCTTCCTTGGCAGCATCAACCTTTTGTTTATACTCAATTAAAGCTTCGAGAAACTTTTTATTGTCAACATAATGAGCGATACGCTTTGGCGGTGCTTCAATGATAGGTTCTGTCTGTTGGTCCATCTTCTTGGTCTTCCTCGCCGTCATCGGCATCACTAAAAAATTCATTAAGCGTCTCTTCAATATCTTCCTCTGTAAGTTCGTTTGAAACTTCATTTACAGATTCTTCTACAAAGGTCTTATATTGACTAACAGCCATTTCTTGTACGTCTGTTGCTACTACAATATTATTTACAGGTATTCTCATTACGTCTTTTTTTGCCATTTTAATCCATGGCTGCATTACAAAAGACTCAACGACCATATTACCTTTAGGAAATCTAAAAGAGCTAATCAACACAGGGTCAACTATGTCAATAAATTCTTTATTATTAAACGTCTCACAATTATCATCTGTCGAAACGATAATATTCTCACCGTTTGTTAACTTAAGATACTTACAGTACATTCAGAGGGACCTTTAGGAGCTTATATTCAAAATGCTCGTCGTTATAAATTTTAATCCTATCAATCATATGATGTAAGGTATAGTTCTTTCTTGCCTTCCAAGTCAGATCATCACCTATATCATATAAGTTACAACTTACCTTTTCATCACCCCTTCTTAAACCTCTACCTATGGATTGTAGGTTTCTAATACGAGACTTAGTAGGTGATGCAAATATAATGTTGTGTAGGTTTTTAATATTTATACCGGTAGAAAAAGTACCATAGGACGCAACAATAATAGCATCTGTTTCATCTTCAGTAATTCTTCTGATATTTTCTCTTTGATCGGTATCTGTACCGCCATAAACAAAGAAGACTTTTCTTTCGCTATCTTTATTGTTAATCATCTCATGTAGTATCTTACCGTGCTTTTCAACATACTGAAAGAGCACTAATGAGTTACCTGTTTGCTTTAATGCAAGATTACGTATGAATTTATTTCTAGGTTCATAACCTACTAGGAAGTCCATTTCTTCCTGATATGTTTGAGACTTATTAGCCTTCTTTACATCATCAGGATAATCAAGAACTATACCAAAGATCTTAAGTTCAGCTAATTGATTAGCATCCATTAACTCTCTGGTAGATGTTACTTTGTATACTGGTCCGAAGAGACCTTCTAGTACCAGCTTATGTGTCTTTGTACCATCTAACGTACCTGTAGTACCAACACGATAAGGTGTATTAATACACTTATGCATAATAGAGGTAAGAGACTTAGCTTTGAAGTTATGTGCTTCATCACCATAGATGACTTTAAAGCCTTCAAAGAACTTTTTAGGTAGTTGGTAGATAGACTGCCAGGTAGATATTACAACGGGGAATTCGTTTGACTTTTCAAACCCGCTGTATATACGACCACAATTTTCAGATGCCTTCCAACCATTAAGACAAGAATAGTCTTGGAAGTCTGAATACATTTGCTCAACAAGTGACGTTGTAGGAACAAGAACTATTTGCTTACGACCAAACTTCTCATGCCATCTTAATAGACAGTAAATGATTAGTGACTTACCTGAACCGGTAGGTGATAGTAGTAAAGTTCTAGCCTCGCTAATTGCCTTATGCACAGCCTCAACTTGGTAATCTCTAATTAGAAGAGGTTTACCTTTAGAACCAAGATTTAAACTATCGCAAAATTCTTTAACCACATCATACGGAGCAGCATCGCATTCAAGATGATACTCATCGTAGTTAATTTTATAGTTATTAACTTCTGCAAAGTGCTCAACATAACTTAAAAGACCACAATACAACTCTTTTGTAAACATCGAAAAGAGTCTGATCTTACCATCCCATACCTTATTACGGTAAAGCGGATGGAATTTAGCCCCTGGGGCATCGAACGAAAAATGATCAACCAACTCCTGTGCAATACCAGGTTCTGATTGTACGGTTATATAAACCTCATTTTTCTTCTTAATGAATATGTCGGACATTACATCATGCCATTCGTAAACTTAGTCCATTCTACGGCTGATTTAATATCCCATGTACGTGAGTTAATAGACCTGATAATTTGTTCAAGTGTATACACGACGGTTTTAAAGTATTCGATTTTATCTTGTAATGAAAGTAAGTCTGCATCACATTGCAGGAACTCTTCCATCTCATTCTTCAACGGCTTATTGCCTTGAAATTGACTCCAGCCTTCTTGCTCGAGCTCATCTCTAGACATCTCACCTCTGTAGTATCTATACTTTAATCTACGGTTATTATAATAGTTTGATTCTGCTTTACGCAGTTGTAGCTTGGAGGTTGAAAGTACAGTTAGGTACTTTGCGTGAAGTAAAGGTACTCGTACCGACTCATTACCTAAATTGGTTTGGTCGATACGAGCATCTTCTTGCCATTGTTCCTGGATTTCAGTTAGTTTCATAATATAGATTATACATCACAATGGCAGTTTAATCAACTTACTCCGGCAAGTCAACTGTCTTAATGTCTTGCTTCTTGATTAGTTCAGGAGCAGGTTGTGGCTCACCCCAAGAAATAATCGCCGACGGGTTACCCTGGAAGCAGAAGTGACCGTAGTGGTTGAGAGAGATAGATGGGTCAAGCCAAATATCACCACCAATGTCTTGCCAGCGACGGCAGAATGTATAGTCTTCTGACAGGTAACGCTTATCGATAGGATCAATCATTGTATCGAACAATGCATAGAACTTATCAGCCATATTACCATCAGCATTGATCTGAACGTCGTTATTATACTTCAGTTCAGGGTATGCTTTGATCATCTTGAGAATTGCTTCTCTCTTGATCATCATAAAGCCTGTACCAGCATCATGTAGTTTAACTAGACCGTTCTCTACACCAATCGTCTTTTGTTCGCGGTTAACAAACTTAAAGTTAATAGCATAGTCAGAACCGAACGCTGCAATCTCTTTATCAGATGCGCCTTCGTTTTCAGGTAGCTTCATATTTTCTTTAATACGCTGCCATGCAACACCCTTCTTAGGATATGCACCAACAACTACATCCTTATCAGCTGCGTAGAGCTTAAGAACGTCTTCTACCTGGAACTCAATATCAGCATCAATAAACAACAAATGCGTATAATCTGAGTTAAGGAAGTATGCAAGTAAGACATTACGTGCACGGGTAACTAACGATTCGTTAGCAATAGTACCATACGCCAAAGGAATTTGGTGTTGGTTAAAAAATGTCATCATCTTCACAGATGACCTAAAATAAGGTTCAAATAGCTGTCCGCCATAACAAGGGGTTGCAATAAAGAACTTATTCTTTCTCAATTCATCAACGCTAAGTTGAATTTGCTTATTTTCTGCCATTCATATACTCCAAGTGGTTAATTATAATGCTTCAATTTCAAAAGTGGTATACTTAAACGAAGCTATTCCTACAAAATAATCTACTGCCGAACTAGTAACATCAAAATCTAAAGCTTCTACTGATACGGGGAATAAACCCTTTAGTATAATATTAGTCTTAGGGTTGTTGTTACTATCCAAAATAGTCAGCGTTGCATCTGAATATGCAATTGCGTCTGTCTTACCTTTTGAATCTTTAAAAAACGGGAACCTATCCAATCTCGACCCTGTAAATGTACTATAGTCATTATAGTCGTTAGGGAAGCCAAGTGCCACTAACCATTCAAATAATTCCAAGTAATTTCGCATATCTTCTGCTATAATAAACCGAATTGTAAAATCACCATAAGCTAGTTTATCACCAATTCTAGGAACATCAACAAATGGGGTTGGTTGGTTTACAAAGCCAAGTTGCAGACTAGGAAGATTAGCTGATTGACACGTATATGCGGTATTAGGTAAGTCCTTGATGGAGAACCTAAACGCATTCGGTCTAAGATAATTCACCACCTGAGGGGTAGATGAAATATCATTCAATAGAGCGGTAATGTTTGATGTATAAGCCATTGTATATCCTTTCCAATATTTATAACGAAAAAAAGGGAGCGATTAAGCTCCCTTCTTAACCCAACCCGCGAGTCAGGATCCGTTCTTGCGACGGCTTGATATTACATCAAGTTCGTTACAATGCTGCGACGGTAGTACTGGTTACGGTTAGCCGTAAATGTATCTTGGTCAGCAACTGCGCTGTTAGCGTTTGTTGTAACGTATGGGTTTGCTACCATACCATAACGTGTCTTGAAGCCGATCTTTGGCTGGAAGCTCTGTGGATCAACTGCACGAACCATTTGTAGAGGAACGTAAGGGCAGTAGAACATACCAGCGTCATAAGGTGATGTACCTTTGTAACCTGCAACGTAGAACTGGTTAGCAGCACCTAGGTTAGCAGAATATGGATCAATGTACACTTTGAAGCGACCGTTTAGAACGCCAGCAAATGTGTTGCCAGTATCGTCAACGTTAAGGTTTGTGCTTAGAGCAGGTGTGTAATCTAATACACCAGCCATTGCTAAGGCAGAAGCAACGTCTGCAGAGCAAACGATGAAGTTACCTTTACCGCGACGTGTGTCTTGACCAATGTGGTTAGCATCACGCTCGATGTTGAACAATAGACCTTTGAAACGCTCAACAGACCAACGACCGTTAGAGTCAACGTCTAGGTTGAATGTACCGGCTGTTGCTGTAGCAGGAGAGCCTGGCTTAGCAACTTTGTAAATTGTACGAACAACTTCACGGTTAATTTCAAACATAATTTCTTGAGAAAGAATGTTAGATAATTCGCTTTCAGCGTCTAGACCGTGAACTGCCTTCAAGTCTTGAGCAAGTTCAAGAGTGTATTCAGCTTTTAGAGCACGTGACTTAGCTGTAACAGTTGTCTTGTCGATCGCAAAGCCCATTTGACCGAAAGAGTTGCTAGCGCTGTCACCTAAGGCTTCAGCTTGAGCAGTTGTCATACCGCCACCAGTTGTATAAGTACCGCTTACTGGGTTAGAACCAACATGCGTACCATTCTTTGGTGTGCCTGCATAAGCAGCGTCAAAGCCAGATGAAGAGAAATCTGTATCGGCTTCGTTGTAAAGAGCTTCTGTTAGATCAGCAGCAACGCGAGCATTACCGTATGTGGAACGCATTGCGAAGATTAGACCTGTAGGACCTGTCATTGGCTGAACGCCGCAGATGTCGTATGCCATTAGGTTAGGCATTGCACGACGTACAAGACCAATCATGATTGGATCATACTTGGAAACACCGATGTCACCAGCACCAATGCTGTTAACAGGAGATGCTTCGTTAAGCATGTTACGATCTTCCATTAGAGCCTTTTCTTGGTTCTCTAGAAGTACCGATGTTACTGAACGCTTGTAGGCGTCTTTGATTTGAGGTAGGTCAGCGTGGTTAAGAACAGCGCCCCATTTTTCCTGTAGTGATTCTGATAGGTACATTACCTTCTCCTTGTTGTGGAAACTATTGTTTATTTATAAATTAACGTGATTTGACTGTTCTGGATATAGCCTGAACGTACTTATTCATAATATTATCATCGAAGGCAGCTGTATTTGTTCCGCTGGATTCAACGAGTACTTGCTCAGGTGAAGTCTTAGCAGCTTTAGGGAAATAATTTTCCTTAATAACTGTTACCTTTTCACGAAATAAGTCCTCTGTCTCAAACTCAATACCTTCTACTAATTTCTTTAGCTTTTCAGCTTCAGTATCAGCAAGGTCTTTTGTATTCTCATCTAAAATCTTTGTCTGCTTTAACAGAGTTAGTTCTTTAGTTAGAGCTATGTTGTCAGTAATGGATTCGTTAAGCTTAGACTCAAGAGTCTCTGCTTTGTCTTGGAATTCCACTACAACGTCATACTTGTCTTCTGGGACTTCAATGTGGTGCTCTTTAAAGAGAGTTTTTAGACCAGTAATAAAGTCTTCAGCAATTTCAGTTCTTAATCCAGATTCAACAGCCAATGAATTTTCTTCCATCCACTGTTCGACTACGTAGTTCAAGTAGCCGTCAATCTTGTTAACTAGCGATTCTTTAAGCTCAGTAAGTTGGGTAGCAGCTTGCTCTTCCAATCTATCTGTCACTTTTGTCATCTCGTTGTTTACACGAGCAATAACCGCAGCTTCAAAAATTGATGTTGCTTTGGTTTTAAATTCTTCGGAAAGATTTTCACCGAAGATGGCGTTGAGCTGACTTTGTAGATCAATTTGCTCTTCTTCTTCAGCGATAACTTCGCCTTCTAATTCTTCTTCTTCGCTAGCCTGTGTTTTAACAGACTTAGCATCGCCCTTCATTGGAAGGGGATTTGTTTCTTTAGATGCTTTAGCAGCAGCAGTTTTACCTGGCTCCATATCATCTAATTTTTCGATTGAAGCTTCTTGGGAATCACCTTGCTTTGGTTGTGTGGTATCGCCGGCATTAGCTGCAACTCCAGCTTTAGAAGTATCCTTCTTAGCATTACTTGCTGCTGATACACCAGCACTACCATAACTACCAGAGTTAAGATTTTCCGCAGACTCTTCAGTCAACTGTTCACCGCCTTTTGAACGACTTAACAGTTCCTTAATTTTTTGCTCGACTGACATCCTGATCTCCTAAGAGTATGTTTACGTTATTATTTATAATGTTGAATTATTTGATACTGCCCAAAAAGGCTTGGAATATTCTTAACTTTTGTTCATTAAGATTATTCTTAGAAGTCTTTTTAATTAAATTTCTAGCTCTATCAATATCAACGGCCTTCCAAACCCCGTTTTCAAGTACCCACTCAGCAGACTCCATAATGCCCTGCACGAAGGCATCCGGTGCGGAAGGGTCGGCAACGATATCTACGGTTGCAAGATGAAAGTCATCTTGTACTTCATTAATACCATTTACCTCTTTAAGCGAACCGAGACCGCGAGATGATACACCAAGACCAACACCTTCTTCAATGAAGTTCTTTACGATCTTACCCATTGGTGTATCAAGGATCTTGGCTTTGCCATACACATCATTACCTTCGAAACGCAACCCGGTAATAAGGTGTGAAACTTGATTTAAATTAATTTGAGGATTTGGTGGGTGACCAAGTTCTCCTAATGATCGCTTTTCATTGATTAGGTCTTGATACCTAGCAATTTCTTTTTCCATGATACCTTTACGGTACATGCGACCATTTTTATTTTCTTTTTCTGTCTGAATAAAGATACCTTCAATGAAGGTGCTCTTTGTACCATCTTCTTTATTCTCAGTTAGGTACTGTACGTCTTGTGTTATTTCGGTAATGAGTCTCATTATAGTGATCCTGGTCCTTGATTTTGACGATCTTGGTCGTTGAATCCAGTACCTTTAGTAAACTGGATAATCATTGTTCCTTCAGAAGCACCAAGATTAACTATAACGTTAGATGTAAGTTTATCGTTCAGAACAGCACCAACAGAGTCGGTAAGATTAATTTCGTTCTGTCCAGCATTACAAGCAAAGATAAGATTTCCACCTCTTGTAATATTGGCTGCGTTATTAACATCATACACAATATCGCTTATTGTAAATACGGCATTAGCGGCGTCAAGTGTCTGAGTGCTATGTACCATATCATAAGCGGAAATAGTTGCTGTACCGGTACCGACAACTGCAAAAGCAGACTGTCTAGCTGTTACCTTTAGAGTTCTTGCATTAGCCATTTGTCATTCTCTTTTTCTTTTTATGATTGCCATGGAATTCTGCAATCATGATTTCTAAATTTTCTGTGAAGACTTTTTTGATACCTTCATTAAACTGTACAGCGTACCATTCAACGTTACCGTTTTCATCAGGTTCTGCATGAAGACCTTCAACAACTTCACCTTCACCGAACATGTTTGAGTAAACGTGCTTAGCACAATAATGTTGCTCTTCAGGAATACAGTTAGGTACTTTCTTACCGTCTTTATCTTTCATACCGAGCATTTTGTAGCCATCCCAGCATGGGTTTTCAGCTTCTGAAACTGCAGGTACCTTACTGCGCTGCTTATCAAGGGGATCAGAACGAAGCATAGGGCCCCCGCTACCATCTTGATTAGCATCCCCGCGCTTCATCTTACCATCTTTAGTAAAGTGAAAGCCTTTAGGTGCACCTTTAGTTTCCACAACCACCTCTTCATTAAAATGACTATGTGCAACTGTAGTCATCGTACTAGATTTTTTAGGTTGTGTAAGATGAACTTTATCCCCGTCGCGACGAGCAACTACATGGGTGTTTGTTTCATCCTTAAATGATGTTTTTTCACCGTCACCTAACTTAGCAATTGCTTTTTGGTGTTCAGGGTGAAGAGGATAAGATGTACTTGCACCGTGATGAACGGTCATCATCTTACCCCAGGAATAATTAGCTTTTTTAACAGATACCGCTTCGTTAACTTCACTCTGCATATAATCTGCAACAGTACTAATATAGTCAGCAGCAAGGGTAATCTTACTCTGTACCCACTCTGCCATGTTTGTATTATCTTCAAGCATATCATGCACTGCTTGTGCATTAGCTATAATAGAGCGCAACTGGCTCTTAGACATGTCACCTTCATAGTCATACTCGCGAGCATCTTCAGCTTCAGTAACTTTCTTTGCTTGTGCAGTTGCAATAGCCATCTTCTTTGCCATTGGCATTCCTGGAGTTTCACGCTCCATGGCTTTAGCAATCTCTTCTCTTTTAGTCTTCTCAGCTGGGGTGAGAGTTTTTTCTTCGAGAGACGATCTTAGTTGTTGAAATGAAGTCATTTGTTTTTCTTCTTTTACAGCTGGAATTGTTTCTGAGGCATTTTTAAAGATTTCTTTTTTAGCCTTTGTTACGCTGCTAAAAATTTTCTTCTGCTTAGAAGCAGATGCTGTAAAAATACCTTCGTTCATTACGCTGGTTCTTCTTCTTGTTTAACTTCTTCTTTATCATAAAGAGAAGCTGCAATTTCTTTTTTCTTTACATCAAGAGCATCAGTGAGTCTAGCTTGAACAAGCTCTTCAAAAGCATCCTTAGCATCGACATTATTGTCTGCTAAAATATCATCTACCATTTTTGCGATAACTTCAGATTGTTCCATATATTCTCCTATACATTATTTATACGTCATTGACCAGATCTATTGAGAGCGGCTTCTTGCTCTGTAGGACCCTGATCTGCTGGTGCTTGTTGTTGATCTTGTTGTTGCTGGTCCATTTGTTGGGCTTGCATCAATTGATCTGCTCCAGGCATACCAGGTTGCAATTGCATTGGATCATCTTCATTCTCTTTATCAATTGCTTTAATTTCTTCATCAGATAATCTAAGCACTTTCTTACGTACATACGCCTTACTGAAGTACGTACCTACATAAGGGGTCATTTGATTAAGAACATCAACCCTATTTCTAAGGTTCTCCGCTTCTTTCATCTCTTGATAATACTGATCCTGTGCATACTTATAGTCGATACCTCTCTTAACCATTGCCCAGTCTTCAGTAGTAATAATACCTTTGAGTACTAACTGGGTTTCAAGAAGATCGTCAAACAGTACACTAAATTTTCTTCTTAATCTATTTACAAACTTTGCAAACTTTAATTCATCTCTAGAAATTTCTGCCGACCGTCCAAAGTTGAAACCTGACGATTGTTGGAATCTAGAAACAGGTACATTAAGAGCCTGGTATACTTTGTTCTGAAAGAATTCAATATCTTGAATCTGACCTAAGTTTTCACCGCCTGGAAGTGTAGTAATCTCTGTACCTCTTCCGCCTTCGCGTCTTGGTAACCAGAAGTCTTCCAACATGGTCATAAATTTTCTATCGTCTTTGATCTCACCAGTATTGGAGTCATAAACAATTTTATTTCTATAGCGAGCCATGATATCTTTCATGTACTGCTCGGCTTTTAACTTAGGTAAATTACCTACGTCAATATAGAATATTCTTCTCTCAGGTGCTCTACTTAGTCTATAAATGACTAAAGAGTCTGCCATCATCTTTAATTGGTTAACTGGCTTGATTGCTTTATGCAGGTAACCCAGCATAATGTTTTTATCTAAATCAAGTAGACCGGATGGACAGAATGCAATTGCGTCCACATTGATCTTAATACCAGATGTTCCCGTAGCAGGAGCAGATGTCATGGACTGTGTAAGTCCCTTTTCATTGTATACGTAGAACTCTTCGATCTTCGATACAATATCAACACCAGTCTGCTGGTTCTTTTCTTTTTTAATTTCTCTTAGCTTCCTGATCTTACGGGGATCAACAAAGCGAAGTTCTTGAATGCCCTTCTTCATCTGAGAAGGATTAACTACTTTTTGATAGTATACTCTACCGTCAACGTACCATCTTCTAAAGATATCATGTGCCTTGTCTTTAAAATCCAACATAGAAAGGATTTCATCAAACTCAGCATGAATAGAGTTCTTTATACTATCAGAAAGCTCCAGACTATCAAGGTCTAGAGTTACTGGAGCCTCACTGTCAACTGCAGCGATAGCTTCTGTTACAATTTCTTCAATAGCGGTATCTACGTCTGGGTAATTAGATATTTCTCTGTAACGAGAAATCAGCTCGGCCTCTGACCTAGCTGAT